CGGCTTCGCGGTTCGGGTCGTCCATGCGTTCCGGTTCGGTATCACTCATCGTGTCCTCCTACGGGGTCGCGGTCAGCTTGATGACGCCAGCGGGTTCGATCACCACGGCGTCGAAGTCGCCCGCATAGCCGACTTGCACGCCCCACACGGACGGTTCCACGACCTGCAGGTTCCCGTACTTGTATTCGAACGCCTTCGCCGCGGCGGTCGAGTAAACGAGAATCGTTCCGGTGTCGAGCCCCGCCGACATGATCACGGTGAGTCCCGAAATGGAACCTTGCGGGCCCTGCCCGATGGCGGCGGCGGAGAACCCGCCTGAGTACGCGTTCGACGGATTGATCCCGGGGAAGATCGGTCCGATGGCGCCCAGCATGTCGGGCGACACCGCTACAACGGTGGTGCCCTGTCCCTTGGTGGCGGCGAACACGGAACCCGCCGCGCCCCAAACCGCCTTGGCGACGTCGGCGCCCGAAGGGGCGGTAGGGATGACGGGGCCCGCGGTGGCGGCGGCGGTCAGGACCGTACCCAACTCGTCCTCCGTTTCAATGCCGTACTGCTGGGCGAGATCGTTAATGATCATGTCCAAGATCGCGGGCGAGGAACGGTTGATGTCCTGCTTCGACACGTTCACGTAACCGCCGAACGTGTCGGCACCCAGCGGGGTTTTCGTGATGGTCATCTTGCGCGACGGCAGTTCCGTTTTCTCCGCCGCCTGCTTACCGACCTGCGTGTGCTGGGTGACCCGTGCGTATGACCATGCGCCCGGGCCCAAGTCCTGCGGCCCAAGCGTCGCGCACAACGGGCGGGCAACTTCGATGAAATTCACGATCGGTTGGACGATCGTTTCGGGCAACAGACCGGGATTGTCGGCGGTGGTCTGGTGCGCGGCGGCGCGGTGGAACATCTCCAACCGTCCCGCGGCGTCGCGGTCCCCCAACTGCCCGTAATACAGGTCGGCGATGTACGCGCCCGCCGATCGGTACTCGATGGGCCCTGCCGCGTCGCGGCCCGGGCGGTACTGCTGCTGAATCTCCGCGGTGCGGGCCGCGGACGTGCGGGCGATCTTCTGCGCTTCCGCGACGGGTTCGCGCATCGCTTCCAGTTCGCCGATGCGGGCCGTGGTCCGCTGGTAGAGCTCCATCTCCTGCGGATTGAGGTCGCGGTTCGCGGCCCGCGCTTCCTCCACTAGACCCTCTTGGAAGGCGGTCTTTTCGGCGATCTCGTTCGTGAGATCGGCCAACATTGCGTCGTTCGCGGCACCGGACACGGCGGGCCTCCCTTGGGTACACGGTGGGTTCACGTGTAGCTACCGGGGCCCGTTTCACGCCCGCCGACTCTGCGGCGTTACCTCGTGCGTGGCGGCGACGTGGCTACGTCAAAAGGTGACGGTACTCGCGCTCGCGGCGTTCGGCGAGTACCCGATCCAAGTTCGGCGTCGCGGACGGCGCGACGACGGCGGGCGGTGCGGATCGAACTTCCAGCACCTCAGCACCCACGTAGGTGGGCGTGGCGGTGAGGGCGACGTGATCTAGGTACGCCTTGTGAATCAAGCGACGGTCGTTCGTGTAGGTCTCATCCTTGGGGGCGACGGCCATCCCGATGGACGACCCCAACAGTCCGTCCGCGGCGTCGTTCAACGTCTGGTCCCCTTCGGGGGTGCGGCGAATCTTGACGGTGCCGACGAGCCCGCGCGGGTCGTCGGGGTCCAAGTCCAACACGGTCCCCACCCATCGGTCGGGGTCGTGTTCCATGTTGACCGTAAACCGGCGGGCACGGTTCCGCACCGCGCCGAACGCGCCGCGCGCGATGCATTCCTCGATGAGTCGCCCGCGGTACTCCACGACGGCCCACTCATCGAACGGCGCGATCACGAGCGACACGGTGCGGTCTGGGTAGTCCACTTCCGCGACGGCGGCGGAACGAATCTCAACGGGGCCGCGGTCGTTCATGTCGTCACTCCGATGGGCGCGGTGGTGGGGTCGTGTGTGACGTGCAACGCGAACCGTTCCAGTTCGCGCACGTCGTCGGCGGTCAGCACCCCGATGCGGGTCAGGACGTCCCACACTTGGGCGCGTTCCAACGGGCCCGGGCGGACGTACTCGTCGCGGTTCACTTCGATGTCGGTGCCCCGCGGCAGCGCCCATTGACTCAACGCGTGGACGACGGGTGCCACCTTGGGGCGCAACCCGGCACGCCAGTGGTAATCGAACAGGGCCGTCACGTTGGAGTACGTCATCGAATCCCCACCGGACGGCAACCCGGCGAGGAACGGCGGTACACCCAACATCACCGCGATGCGCGAATCCGTGTATTGCGCGAGCTCGACTAACGCCATGTCGGCGGGCGACAGTTGCAACTGTTCGATGCCGATTCCGCCCGACATGATCGCGGGCATTCCAAGATTCGACGCGCGCGATTCGAACCACTGGTCTTGAAGGTCTTGGATTTGGGTTCCCGTCAACTCGCGGGGGTGCGTAATGACGTAGTACGGGACGCCCCCCGACTCGATGACCCGCGACGCGTACCGCTGCAACAGACCCGCCGCGACCATGCGCGTCGCTCCCGCGTCGAGCGGGCCCGTGCCGTGCGCGGAGTCGGTCGTGGACTTGTAGCGAATGTGCAACAGGTCGGGCCCGGGGTCCACCGAACCGATGCGGTAACGGCGCCGACCGTCCGACCCCATTTCGACGTTCACCAACCACGGGTCCAACACGTGGAACCGCGCCGGGTATCCGTCCGCGTAGCGGGCCGTGCAAATCACGAACGCTTCGCCCAACTGGTAGTCCCACCACAGTTGTTTGGCGAATTCGTCCCACGAGCTGTAGAGGTCGGGGTCAGGGTTCGCCAACCACGACGGCGCCGCGATGACCCCGCCGCCTTGGGTCGCGTAGGGCGGCATGGTGGAAATGATCGAAGCGTTGAGGTCGAGGCATAACCACGCGGTGTCAACCAACGTGTTGAGTTGGGACCATCCCGGCGTTGACCATTCGGCGGGCCAACCCGACCACGGCGCCGCGGCGGGCGGCGGACGCCGCGGCGGTGGCGGGCCTTCGTCCACGAAATCGACGGCGCCCGCTTCGCCCGGCACGTAGGCGGGCGGGCCGACCGTCGCGGGTGGCACGTCGGCGGGGTCGTTGTCGTTCGGCCGTAGTGATCGCTCGTCCACCCGAACAAACCGGCCACTCGCGGGATCGCGGGCCACGGCGCGGATGCTACCCCCGGCGCCTAGTGAATGGCGGGTGCTGGCGCCGATTGGTGCGCGGCGAGTAACGCCCACGCGGCGGCGCGGGTCAGGTCGGCGCGGTGCCCGGCAACCAACGTCAACCCGGTGGGGAGCTCCCGCACGTGAACGCTCGTGAGTTGTTCCATGTCGGCCCGTCCCTCGTGCACGACCAGACCCGCGGCGACCAACTGGCGCAACAGGGCGAGCCCGGCGCGGGTCTCCGCTGGCGTGGCGGGGGTCGGCACCAACGCGGGGTCCACGTCCACGATGACGGCGGGCCCGACCGTCAACTCCCCGCGGTCACGCACCGCGAACAGGGCGGCGATGTCGGCGGACGCCAACGCCCAGTCGTCCACCATCCACGCGTCCAACTCATACCGGCCATCCGGCAGGGGGGCGACGGCGGCGACCGCGGCGCCGCGCCCGTAGTGATCTTCCACCGCGACGAACACACGGCCCGTGTGCTCGCCGACGTGTTCGCACCGTGACGCCCACACGTCCGCGTCGATCAGAACCGCGCCCGCGTCGCCCGTCGTGCGAAGCGGCCACACGTTGAGAAACTGGCTACGAAACGACTCCACGGGGTCGAGCTCGTCGGGGTCCAACGTTTCCCCCGCCCGCACACGCGCCACCCGTGACTCCAACAGACGTTCCCGGCCCCGCGACCAGAACGGCGACGCGGCGCGCCACGCGTCGCGGTCCTCGATGTCGGCGTCCCGGTGCGCCGACCATTCGACAAGCAACGTCGATTCGGGTTCGTCCAACGCGGCGAGCGCGGCGGTGCGATGCGTGGGAACCAACGTCGTCGCCCGGTTGTGCGCCGTGCTCGCTAACACCAACTGAGGCGACACGCGTTCCGCCATCGTCGGTTCCAACCCATCTTCCACAATCCCCGCCGCGACGCCCCAAGCCTCATCACACACCCCGAACCCGACCGAGTACCCGTAAACGGATTGCTTGCCGCGAACCATCCACCGCGAACCCGACTCCGGTTCCGTGATTTCTTCGTTGCCGTTCTGCTCGCGCACCGGGTAGCCGCGTCCCTTCGCCCACGACCGCGCCAACCGCTGCACTTCCTTGCACACGGGCAAGTCCTTCCCCGTGTGCATGATCGTTTGTTGCTCGCCGAACAGGGGTGCTTGATGGAGACGCCACGTCGCGCCACCCCGCAACGCGACCGACTTGCCGACCTGACGGGCCGTCGTCAACAACAGGATGAGCCACACCAACGTCCCGTCCGCGTCGTGTTCCAACTGGCGCGTAAGGGCGAGCTCTTGCCACCAACGCAACTCGATACCCGCCACGTCGCGAAGGAACGTCACCGCGTCGGCGCCGTACGAACCCACCGCGTCAGGATGGGGTGCCGTCATGAACCGCGGCCACGTCGCGTTCGACGGCACGTCCCGCAACCCGTCCAACCACGGAACGTCCCACCGCGCATCACCGGGCCCGGGCGAGTCGTCCGGTTCCTCCACCGCGAACCGCGGTTCCGGTTCCGGCGTCAAATGCCGATTGTTCCAACCGACCGCCGCGCCCTGTTCCCGCTGGCACGGCCCACACGCGGGCAACGAACGACAACACCCCGACCCCTCGACGTGCACGTGTTGCGAAAGCGGCGGCACATGGTCGAGCTCGGTTGCCTGACGCTCCCCGCACATATGGCACAGGACGCCCGGCCGAATGAGCGCCTTACGGCGTCGTTCGTGTTCGGGCCCGTAAGCGGATTTCGCCATGCCATGACCAGAGTACGCGGAGGACGTCTGATCGCCCGCTAGACGGGCGGATACGGGCCAACGGGGGGGTATCTAGCGCCGAGACTGTCCAGCGCGACCACCAC